CAGAAACCACGCCGTAACTGGAGACGGAGTATCAGATCAAGACTTATATGATTTTATTGTAAATGGTAAAACAGATAACGAACTTTTAAATCATTTAGCTGAAAATCATTTAGATACAGTATCACTTAGTGAATTTAAAAGAAGTTTAGAACAGATACTTGACAGCAGTATTTATAACCAATACGTTATGATGGATGGTGATGAGTGGTGTAATTACTACTTAGGACCCGGCTCTGTTCGTCTTAACCCTAAAGATAAGCCAACAAAAATGTGTGTAGAAAAAATAGAAAAAGATTTTAACATACCAGCATGGGAAGCTTTGGTCGATCCCAAGGTGAAAGAAAAACTTAATGAGTTCCTACAGGAGAGAAATTAATGGCGGAAGATATAAACGAAAATATTTATAAATCAGATTTTAGATTTCAACGAAATAGTGTAAATGCTGAACCAGTATTTCCCGCTCCATTTTACTCCAAGGTAGGTAACAGTACAGTAGACTTAAATGTCGAAGCTAACCATGATACTATGTTAAAAGAGTATAATGGTTGGTGGGACCTTGGTCAAGAAAGAAAAGAGTTTTTAGGACTTGGAGTCAATGTTCAAACAGATGATGAAAACTTACTAGCAGAAAGAAATAAAAAAAGAGAAGAATGGTATCAAAAATATTATGGCATGTCTTACGAAGACTATAAGAAGAAAACAGATGAAATAACTGGTGGTACTAACGCATTAAAAATTATAGGAAAGCGTTTAGAGAATAACTTTCAAGGTTTATCTGCACCCGGTCTAGGTCTTATAGACTTTGGTTTTGATGCTGCTGGTACATTAATACCCGGCTTTGATAAGGTAGATGAGAAGTATGATAAAGCTACTATGCTTGACAATCCTACTCATCAAATGATAAGACGTGTATCGTCTATTGTATTACCAACTATTTTAGGTGGTGGTTATGCATCAGGTCTAGTTAATTCTAAACTTGCAGGCGGACAACTGTTTACCAAACCTTGGTTTACAAAACTAGCTGCTGATTTATTTGCACAGGTTGGTGTAGATGCTACAGTACTAGCATTGAGTGATATAGGAGAAGACGACACTATTACTACAGAACTTAGTAATATGTTTCCTGAGACATTCGGACCAAAAGGTAGAGTGCCTTTACCTGACCTTTTTAGGACTGCGGACAGCGATAGCCCCGGTGTAAGAAAAGTAAAGAACATGCTAGAGTCAGCACCTTTTGCTGTATTTGGTAGTGTTATTGGAGCTTTCTTAGACGCTAAGAATGGTAAGAAAACGTTGGACTGGTTTGACCCTAAAGATACAGTATCTCAACAGTATAAACAAGGTGTACTTAAGTTTGGTGGTGATCCTGATATACTTATACGTATACAAGAAATTGATGAACTGTTATCACTAGGTCGTAAAAACCTAAGTAGGCAAAATGAAAACTTACTTATTAATGAAAAGTTAGAGTTAGAAGCAAGACTAGCTGATACTAATATTGATACAGCTATGAATCGTCAATCTAGTATTAATGATTTTGAAACTGAAGCAGCTATAGATAGAAAGATAGCTAACAATTTTGAACAACTAGAACTGAATATTGTAGGCTTAGATCCTGACTTAAACGCTGATATATTAGATAGTGCAGCTAAAGCTAAACAGCAAGTACCTCCCGGTAACGTAGCACGTAACATGGCAGATACTACAGCTATTAAAACTGGTTCATCATCTGGAGATCCAGCACCTATAATCACAGATGCTATGAGACGTAAAGGTCTTATGGTAGGTTCAACAAGTCGTGATGCTGTGATGGGTGTAGGAGAAGCTGCAAGAATGACAGGTAGATTTGATGCTATTGTAGATGGTGTTAGATTTAGCTCAAAAGAAATGAACGCAGCAGCATGGGGTATTTATATGGATATCATAGATCCTATGTCCTCTGTTGATGACGTAAGAAAACTGTTCTTAGAAAACAGAGATGTTAAGAACTTAATGCTTGGTAAATTTAAGATTGATGTCATTAACGAAGATCAGGCAAGAGCAGCAGCATTTGCTATGCGTGATTTAGTTGACAGATTTTTAGGTAGAGATATTACTCAATCATCTGCTAGAGTTATGGACACACTTGGTAGAGAAGCTGCTACGATTGCAGCATCTATTCAAGACATGGCTCCGTTTGTAGATGACTACAGAGCAATGGATGTTGTACTTGATAAGCTACAATTCTTGATGGATGAGTATGCACTTAACAAATACCTATCAGGTTGGTCACTTCGTAATAAGAACTGGTTTGACCAGATACCACCACGTGATGCAGACGAAGGTATACAAATATTGTTAGACGAGTTTAAGACTGCTGAAACCAGTATACATGCTAAGAATAAGAAGTTTACTAAAGCCCTAAAGGAACTACGTAAGAACAAACCAGAAGCACTACGTCCTTTGATTGACGCATATGCACATACTAATGGTGATGTAGATAGTCTTGCTAAACTATACAAATGGGCAGCAGACCAGATTACACCAGTAGGTATGTTAAAAAGCCCTGATCCTAAAAACATGAACTTGTTTGCCAAGGCTGCATGGGGTGTACGATATAACAATATGTTGTCTGGTATATCTGCATTTAGAGCTGGACTAGGTAATGGTGTACAACTTATACTTAGACCTATGACAGCTGTATTAGGACATGCTGTAACTGGTAACTTTGATGGTTTACGACGTACCATATATTACAATGGTGCTGTCTGGGAAACAAACAGACGTGCACTAACTGATGCGTTCCAAATGATGAAAAGGACNCATAAAGATCCTACTGCTATGATGGCACAGTTTCGTAANGACTTTGTATTTAAGACTGACAAAGCTTGGGACATCATGGAAGACATGGCTAAATTATATGAGATTGATGGTAACTGGGGTAGAGCTTATCAGTTAAAAACCGCAGTTAGACTTAAGCAAATAGCTGGCATGCGTGGATTACGTTATGGTATGACTGCTATGGTATTTCCTGACGTATTTACAACTACTCACCTAGCACACTATTTAGCTAGAGCTAAAGCTTATGATGATGTATTCTATGAATTTGGTGGTATATATGGTAAAGCAGATCTATTAAAAGAAGCAGAAGTAAAATACTATAATGAGTTTTTCGATCAAGATGGACTTGTTAAGGATAAGACATTGAAAGCTATGGCTGGTGAGATACAGCTAAACTTAGATGATGGATTAGCTAGCTATCTTACAGATGCTACAACAGCATATCCTATACTTAAAGAAGTTATGGCGTTTCCACGTACAGCTTCTAACTATATGAGAGCTGCTGCATCATGGACACCTATTACATTAATACCCGGTATTAGTAAGTATAGCAAAACTATATATGCTAANACATCTGATGACATAGCTGAAGCTTTATTAGANCATGGTATTGTTTATGCGAAAGAACCTCATGCACAGGTTATCTTTGAAAACTTAAAAGCAGAATATATAGGTAGATTAGCTTTTAGTAGTTTACTTGTATCTACATTATTTGGTTATGCTATGGGTGGTAATATCCGTGGTAATGGTCACTACAATGCAAGTGAACGTAATAAGCAAAGAGACCAGATGGGCTACGAGCCTAAAACTATACGCATAGGTNATAAGTGGGTTAGTTATAAAGGCATCATAGGTATTGAACANATCTTAGCTATTATGGGAGATCTAGCATATTATGCTGGAGACATTGATGAGCATATGTTAGAAAACTGGGAGTCTAAGTTAGCTTGGACTATCGGTGCTACATTCTTAAACGAAACACCTTTAGCTGGTGTAGAACCTTTATTTGATGCTATGAACGGTAACGTACGTGCATTTAACAGACTTGTATCACAAAGTGTATCATCATGGATTCCAGCCAGTGGAGGTCTTGGTGTTATAGCTAACGCAACAGACGCTGCACAGAAAGATATTAATGGTGAGATTATTTCATTTGTTAAAAACAGGTTACCCGGTCTTAAGAGTAGTTTACCTAATCAGATAGATATATGGACAGGACAACCTATTAACGATATAGATAATCCTTTCTTACGTGCACTTAATGCTATTAGCCCTATACAAATCAGTGGGTCTAATGAGCCTTGGAGACAGTTCTTAAAGGACATAGAGTATAAAGGTTTAGGTATACTTAAAATGGATAGTACTGGTTCGTACGAATGGAAACCAGAAGACAGAGAAATAATAAATAAATATATTGGTGAACAAGAAATCTGGAAAGAAGTTGTACGTATCATGAATCGTAAAGATTATAAAGAACAGATTAAACAACTAAAGATTCTTAGAAATAATAATAATCAATTAAATAAAGATAAAATAGAATTAAAAACCACTCTTCTGCCTATACATCAAGATCTAAACTTAGTGCTTCGTAACGCTTTAAAACAAGCTGAAGCGAAATACTTACGTGAACATCCACATGTTGAACAATCTATCTTTAATGCACAACAAGCTAAACAACGCTTGGAAGATGGTGATGTTACAGGTGCGGCTGAAATACAAGAAAGAGATCTAAAAATTAAAAAACTTATAGAACACGGTAACTAAAGCACATGGCTGTTACACAAGACTCTTATACGGGTAATGGGTCAAGAACCTCTTACCCTTTCACATTTCCATATCTTAAGGCATCAGACGTTAAGGCGTCTATAGATGCGGTTGACACAACGGCTTTTACCTTAACCAATGCGACAACCTTACAATTTAATACTGCTCCAGCTAACGGAGCCAAAATCAAAATATTCAGAGAGACAGGTATTGACAGCCTATCAGCTACATTCTATGCTGGTTCAGCTATAAAATCAGAAGATCTTAACGACAACTTTACACAG